GTTAACTTCATTGATTCATCTTTGTTTGAACTGCTTCCTTTATAGAATTATAGTCACTAGAAGCGCCGTAATCATCGTCAACGTGCATAACTTCATCGTATCCAGACTTCTCGATAATCTTTTCACGGATCTCCATCTGCTTCTTCTCTTTCTGTATACGTCTGAGGAAGGCATAGTGTATGATTTGTGTAAAATATGCAAAAGGATTGGTAGATTTCTCTGGATTGAAATTGTGAATGTACTGAACACAGTTTTCAATGCCGTCCGAGATCATATCCTCTCTGAACATATAGTTAACAAAGTTTGGTTTGTACGATAAGTGAGTTGCGATCTTTACAAAACACTCACCAAGATAATTTGTAATGCGTGGTTTGGGGTCTCCCGCTTCCTCCGCCGCTTTTACGTCCGCTTTATATTGAACGATAGCATACAAAAACTCTTTGTTATTTACATAGTGTTCAGATCTTTTTCTTGTTCCCTTTGCAGGCATGTTTTTATACCTCTTTTAATAGTTTTATTATACCCTAAAACGAGTCACTTGACAAGTCACCCAAAAGGGTGTACAATAACTCTGTCAGAGTTCAAGGGAATGCTATGAAGCTTCGCCTTTCTTATAAAGCTTCTCTAGATTTTCTCTAGCCTGTTCGACTGAAATTACATATCCCATCTTCTTTGTGACCTTTATCTTCTCAGCAGGACCTCCATTGAGATTGGAGAAGATAAATTTCTGATAATACTTTACTACTTCTGAATCCTCGCGAGCCTCGACGACAGTAATTACTCTGTCCATTGGAATGACGATGATACTTTCCGTTGGCATACTTCTCAACCACGGCATCATTCTCAGACCCTCATGAGTCCCATTCATACTGACCGTTTCGATTTCTACAGGGTCACTGATAATCAAAACCGTGCGACCATTTTCCTCAGAAGGCATGACCTCACCGAAGATTTCCTCTCCCGATACTAATTTAACTGAAGCGTAGAAATCTTCTTCCATTTAGTCTTTACCTATAATTGAGTTATTCATTACTAAGTAGTCTATATTCATATTTAGAAAGGACTGAATAGCATCCTCTGGAGTCTCGACTATCGGTTTACCGCTATCGTTAAACGAAGTGTTCAACAATACAGGGACTCCACTGATTTTATAATACTCTTCTAGCAACTCAGATAAGATACCTTCACTGACTGTCTGAATCCTACATGTATTGTCAACATGTGTTACCGCTGGGATCTCATCTCTCTTGTCTTCTTTTACCGTCTGAGAATATAACATGTACGGACTGTCAATACCTTCTTCAAAGTAGTCTTTTAGATAGTCCTTAAGTATGACACCAGCAAAGGGTCTCCACTCTTCTCTATGCTTTACTTTCTCGTTTAGAATATCTTTGTTCTCCTTATATTTAGGTGACATCAAAATGGATCTATTTCCAAGTGCCCTAGGACCGAACTCAGATCTACCTTGATACCATGCAACTATCTTGCCCTCATCTAGATATTTTGCAACTTTCTTAAGATCTAAGGGATTCCATTTGAAATGTTTTGGTGTAGAATATTCCTTTCCTAAGAAAGCAAGGTTTTCAGGAACCTGAACTTCATTCCATAAAGATGCACCAAACGCCGCCGCTCCAAATGCCAAACCGCAATCACTCACAAAAGGTGTGATGTGAAACTTCTTATGCTTCAAAGTCTGTACTATTTTTGTGTTAGCATTGATATTAAGAAACACTCCGCCAGTTAAACAAATTGTTCCCTCTAAGTAATCTTCATCTAATCTTAACATTAGTTCTGTAAGAGATTCCTCAAAATTGTATTGCAATAACTGAGCTTTGTCTGAAGAAGAAATTGGATAAGGTCTTGGATCTCTCATATCAAATGATACTTCGGGAAAGTGTACCCCAAAGTCATATAACTTTTGTATATGTTTACCAGATCCATATGCTGCAAGACCCATGATCTTTCCAGCAAAAGAACAATGATGTTTTGGATCTTGAAAATTTATTTCCTGTTGAGTTTTCTTACAGTAGATATGATGTGACCAGTATTGATATAGTAATCCCCACTCACCATTGAAAGGGAAATACTTAAATTTATTTCTTCTCTTGTCGAAAAGAACCATTGAGCATTTTTCTAATCCAAGAGACTGACCTTGTGCCCAGTTATGAGAACCACCACCATCAATTACAATACACACTCCAGTATCAGATGGTTGAGTGAATATAGATGAATAAGCATGTGCTTGATGATGAGAGATATATCCTATCTCTGCATTTGGGAACATTTCCTGTAGATACTCTTGGGGTTCGTTCTTTTCAAGACTCCTTACCCAATCCTGTAATCCAATGTCTACAAACATGACTAGATTTATATCTTCCTTCTCAAGTCCTTCCATGACATAATCTATGGACTTCTCTGGAAATCTTCCGTCATATTTCAATCCACTTAATCTCTCTTCTTGTATGCTGCAAACATGAACACCATCTACAAATAAAGTTGCACCAGCATCATGAACGTATGAATCCTGACAACTGCCATCAAATAGAATAGAACCGTAAATTCCTAAGACTTTCATTTCAAATATACCTTTCTAATTTCATAATTAAAGTTCTCTTCATTGTATATCTTAACACGTTCTATAAGATGATTCAATGTGTAGTTCTTTTTACTCTTGACTGAGATGTCGTCTGCGATATCATATAACATTGCTCTGTTCTTGTTCTTTCCCTTTCTAAGGACCCTACCAATACTTTGTAGATTTCTAATTCTAGATTTGCTAGGCGATGCAAAAACGACATTATGTAAGTTCTTAATGTTAATTCCTGTAGAAAAAGTTCCGTAAGACGCAACAATGATCGCATCTGCTTCTCTATCGACGATAGATCTAACCTCTTCACGTTCTTCACTATCTACACCTCCATGCACATAAAAGACTTTCCTATCATTACCTTCATTGATTAAATTATATAGTGGTTCACCATGAGCTTCCACTCTACTGAATAGGACTAGAGAGTTACCTTTCAAACTTAGGGTAAGATTCTTGATGAATAGGTTTCTTTTGTCATGTTCTATGATATAATTCATCTCCTCTCTGTAATCATCAAACGGAATCGCTGGATGTTTAAGTAAGATGATTCGGATATCTAACTTAGCAAGTTGTCCTTTCTTTTGTAAATCAGATGTCTGAGTTACCTTGTAAGAAGGACCAAATAATCCTTCTAGCACCCACTTGTGTGTCTGTGATCCACTTAGAGTTCCTGTAAATCCATATCTATACTTGGTGTCTTTGAGTTTTGACATGATACCAATGAGTGACTTGGACTTAAATTGATGTGCTTCGTCTCCAATGATTACATCAAACTGTGAGAACCACTGTTTATCCATGTTATAGATGGACTGCCACGTTGATATAGTTACACGTTGTTGTGTACTTTTCTTCCTACCAGCATAAACCTTATGACAATACTTCTCTACATCCCAACCATAGTCTTGGAAGTCTTTGAACATCTGTTCTACGAGAGATGTGGTTGGTACAACTAATAATATTCTTCTCTTTCTTCCTACATGGTATCTCGCAACGGCATATATCATCAGGGATTTACCTGACCCAGTTGGAGATATAATTAATTTTCTATTGTACTTCAGTGCATCAAATACACCTTGTACTTGGTAGTCTCTAGGTTTGTAACTAGAGATTGCAGTCATATAATCTTTTACGCCTTCAAGTGATATCTCATCATTCTCTTCAAATGGAGTTCCATATGTCTCATTGTTCTTGAACTCTACACTATAGTCTGACTTTCTTGCCCAAGCAATAATCTTGTCAAGTAAACCCACATACACTTCTCCTGTTGCAGTAGAGAATAGTCTGATCTTACCATCCCAATGTCTATTCCTATATTGCGGCATGTATTTTGCGCCAGGAACATCAAAGGTAAAGTAATCAGATAACTCTTGTTGCACATGAGGAGGTGCATCTACCGTGAGATGTACTTCATTCTTCTTGGCAATAATAAGATCACTCATAATCCATTCGTAAATCGTTGCCACTCAATGGCATTTTTAATTTGATACGTTCGATTCTGTATAACCTTGAGAATACTATCAAGATAATCCAACATGATTTGATAATATTCTATCTTCGCAGTACACCTAATGAGGTCTTGATCTGCATCGAAGTATTTGTCTAAGTCTGCTTTTAAAACTTTATAGTCAAACGGATTCTCTGCATACACCTCTGGTGATGCCTTGCCACTATAATATATCCACTTCTCTTTCTTTAAAATCTTATACTGAGTTTCCTGAGCCTTCTGTAGTGTCAGGATATTGGTGTAAATTTTGTAGTATTTTGCGTGTAAAGCGGGTATTTTTGTTGATTCGTTGTGTAGTAATTCATTATCAATTATGGAATCTTTATCCCATAAGTCTTGTATAAATTCAAGATTCATCCTTTAGTAGACTCTCCACATTAAAAATAGTATATTTGAAAGTAGCAGTCGCTACAATATAATTTATATCAGTTACATCAGCGCTAAATGGAACTGGTGTTAAAGCAGTAGGGAACAGATCTTTGAAGTCAATCCTAGCAATGGGATTGAAACTACTGTTATAAACAAAGATAGATCCATCAGATCTGGCAGCGCGTATAAGTTCCGTTACTTGGGGATTTAAACTGATTGGCTCTGAGAAAGACGCAGGAAATCCAAGACCTCTCATCCATTGTTCAATTTGCAAATAGTTTTCTAGATTCTCATCTATAAAGAATTCTACATCCAGATCACCATACTGCAACTTATCGCCAGGAACAGGAATGTCTCTGAAATAACTGCTTTGAACCGCAGCACCTAAAGTTAGGTTAGGTATGGAAACCGACTTGGAAAAGAAATCAACCTTCGGAGCTTTCTGCAAAGTAAATTTGAATCCAGCTGGTGACAGAAAATTCCTATTTTGTATTTGCTTATCAAAAAGATTTTGTTCTGCCATGGTTTTTATCTTTATTTATCTGACAATTCGGGATCCTCACAGGCATCTGCAAGTTCAGAAGCCATATTACCACCTATCTCTGCTCCTTGGTTTCCTCCGAACATCGCGATCCAACCAGCAGCAAGCCACCCAACAAAGGGAATATTAACAACGGCAGGGGCAGCAGCAGTACCAATACTAGTCCCAACAACTCTGCCAGTCTGCTTTCCACCACCGACCGCCTCGATACACTCGACTTGTTGGGCAGTGAGCTTTCCCGACTCTCCTCCTCCGTTGGTGTTATCTTGCCAAGATCTTGGGTTGGATGTCGCTCCTCCTTGGTGGTGAGCTCCGTCCATAGTATACTCCTCAACGGTTCTGATTTTATTGTTACCCAGTCCCAGAAAACCGCCTTTTACATTTCTATCCCTTTCCACACGCATCACTGTAGGGTCATTACCCTTATAGTCGATACGATATCCATCTTCGCTTACGTCTGCTCTGTAAGAGGTATAGTCACCTACAGGTAAATTAATCTGTGGTAACTTAGATCCTCTTTGACTCAACATACCTATCATACCGATATGTGATACTGCAAAGAGACTACCCACAGTGCCTATAGCGATCCACTTCCACTTACTGTTTGGTTGTGTCATAATTTCACACAGTATAGTGCTTACTATATAGGCACAAAAAAAGAGACCCTTTCGGGTCTCTCTGTGAAGATTGTAATATCTGAATCACATAAGGTTTGCAACCTTGACTCTTCTGTAGTAGCGGTTAGCGTTGGAAAGAAGTCTTCCAAGTCCTTGGTTAGATACGTTACCTTCGGCAAATGGGTTTGCAACGATTCCGTAACGAGTCTTGAAGCCAATTTTTGGTTGGAAGGTGTCCTGACCCACAGCACGAACCATCTGAAGAGGAACGTAAGGGCAGTAGAACAGTCCAGCGTCATAAGGGTTAGTACCCTTGTAACCAACAACGTAGTACTGATTAGCGTCATTGTTTGCAGCGAAAGGATCGATGTAAACTTTGTACTTACCAGCAAGAGTACCAGCAAATGTGTTGCCAGTGTCGTCAACGTTTAAGTTAGCGTTAAGTGCAGGGGTGTAATCAAGGATTCCAGCCATTGTAAGAGCTGAAGCAACGTCGGCAGAGCAGAGAACCACGTTGCCCTTTCCGCGACGAGTTCTTTGTGCGATTTGGTTCGCATCTCTTTCGATCTGGAATAGAAGTCCCTTGAACTTCTCAACTGACCAACGACCGTTGGAGTCAGTGTCTAAGTCGAATGTTCCAGCAGTTGCAGTGTTGATTGTTGCACCTTGTTCTGCGACCTTGTAGATAGTACGGATAACTTCGCGGTTGATCTCAGCAAGAATCTCAGTAGAGAGAATGTTTGCGAGTTCAGACTCAGCGTTTAATCCGTGAATTGCCTTAAGGTCTTGAGCCAATTCTAAACTGTACTCAGCTTTGAGTGCTCTGGACTTCGCAGTCACAGTAACTTTCTCGATGCTGAATGCCATCTCTTGGAAAGCGTTAGCAGCAGCGTCTCCTAATGCCTCAGACTCTCCAGTAACCATACCCTGACCAACAGAGTAGTCAGTAGTAGTTGCGGAACCAACAGGGTTAAGAACGCCAGGGTTTGTTCCGTTAGGAGAAGATGTAGTACCGAAACCAGCGGCAACATCTGTCATGCCACCTGTAAGGTTCTGAGAGGAGTTCTGTCCAGAGAAGCTTGTATCTGGTTCATCGAAGAGAGCCTCAGTTCCACTCTGATTAGTGAATCTGGATCTCATTGCGAAGATAAGTCCTGTAGGACCAGACATTGGTTGAACACCAGCAAGGTCATATGCGACCAAGTTAGGCATTGCACGTCTGATAAGACTAATCAACACAGGGTCGAAACCAGCAACAGGACCTGCTGCAGCAGCAGAACCACTAAATCCACCAGTTCCAGCGGAGTTAGTAGGAGATGCCTCAGTCAAAGACTGGAAAGCATTCTCTTCTCTGAGCATTTGCTCTTGGTTTTCGAGAAGAACGGCAGTAACGTTTCTTCTATGTGCGTCTTTAATTGGATCTGACCCTTCGTGATCGAGAAGGGGAGCCCACTTTTCAGTGAGTTGTTGATAATTGATGTTTTGTTGCATCGGTCTAAGAGTTGTTAGTTAAAAATTAACGAGTTCCTATTTCATACGTCCAAGTGCATCAAGATAAGCAGCCATTGCACCAGTAGCTGGCTCAACGTGTTCTGCTTCTTCTTTCAATTCTTGAGGAGCGGACGCTGTGGATGTGGTCTTCTTCTGTCCGAAATAAGATTCTTTCAGAGTCTCGATCTTTCCACGATAGGATTCTTCACTTTCAAACTCAACACTTTCTGCAAGAGTTTTCAATTTCTCTTTCTGAGAAACTGCAAGACCCTCAGCAACATTGTTAACGATAGTCTGAGCGGTTGACTCACCAAGTCTCTGGTTGAGTGCAACGTTCTTTTCTATCTGCTCGTTGAGCTTCGTCTCCATTTCATCAAGCTTGTCCACCATGTTTTCTAGGACATCATATTTGTCTTCAGGTAAAGTTACATAATGTTCTTCAAAAAGCTTTTTCATGCCTTCCATGAATGATTCTGTCATCTCAGTCTTGATTCCTCTTTCGACTGCGAGAGCATTCTCTTTCATCCATTCATCGGCGACATATTCGAGGTATGCGTCAGTTCTCTCTGTGAGTTCAACTTTAATTTCTTGAACTTCCTCGTCGAGTTTCTTAGCGTACTCTTCGTTTAATTGATTTTCGATATCAGTAATTTTAGCAGTGATGGATGCTTCAAAGATTGTCTTAGCCTTCTCTTTGAATTCTTCAGAGAGTTCTTCACCACCAAAGAGGGCATCTACATCCTCTTCAATATCATACTCTTCAACTGTCTCCTCATCTACAACTTCATCAGTGACCTCTTGGTCCTCTTCAATAGTTGCTTCAGTATCAACTTCCTCATCTTCCTTCATACCTTTAGGCATAGGATCAGCAGGCTTAGCACCTTTGGTAACTACATCTTGGACAGTGGCAAGCTTGGGCTCTTTGAGCTTAGCAGAGTCATCGTCAGGTTTGTAGTTATAAGGTGTTGGTCCTCCCAGGTCCTCTACAGAACCCAGTTGTGTTCCTGGATCAGCCATAGTGGGCATAGGATCAGCAGGTTTCGCATTGGCATTCACAGCAGTCTTGGATTGCTTTGTGCTTGCCTCCATTTCTTGTAAATCTCCACGAGACATTTGAACTCTCCGATTACCTTATTTAATCTATATTTATTTAGTAATTTAACAACCTCAAAGGTTATTCAGGAACTTATTGAAGAGATCCAACTTCTTCTCATCAAGTTGTTTATT